CCTGACGGTGACATGTGGCGGGTTTCATGATCGGCATTTCATCTAAACCCATCGAGAGGAGTTGAGATCGTGGCCATTGATGCGAGACGGCGTAGGGAATGGATTAGTTACAATCCCATTCTTAAGAAGAACGATTTAGCGATTGATCTAAACGACAATAGCCTTAAGCTTGGCGATGGCCAAACTCGATGGTCGGATCTCTCAGTTCTGCTTATTAAGGCGCAGGAACCGGTTGATCAGGCAGATTTAGATTCAGCAATTAGCGTAGCTGTTTCAAATCTTGTAAATTCTGCTCCGGGCACCATGGACACGCTTGGTGAGCTCGCTGCTCTTTTGTCCTCGGATGAAGATGCGGCAGCAGCATTAGCTACTACGGTGTCTGGTAAGTTAGCAAAGGCAAGCAATCTTTCTGATTTGGAAGACGTCGCCGAGGCAAAGGCCAATCTTTCTTTAGTAAAAGGTGACGTGGGCCTGGGGAATGTCGACAATACTGCTGATACCGCGAAACCGGTTTCAACCGCGCAGCAGACAGTTCTCGACCTCAAAGCTCCTCTTGCGTCTCCTGCGCTAACTGGTAATCCAACAGCCCCGACTCCTTCCGCCGGCGATAATGATACATCTATCGCTACATCGGCCTTCGTTGCAGGAGAAATTTCAACACACGTTGGGGCTACTGGGGCGCACGCTGCTGATAAAGTCTCAGTCACAACTTCTGGTCTTGTCGTTGTCACGCACACAAACGTTCAGGCAGCTATTGCTGATCTTGATTCGGCAAGCAATCTCCGGGCGCGTCGTTCGGCCACATGGCTTGCAAATCATGACTATTTAGCTGGAGAAATTGTTGTTCAGAATGGCTTAGCATATTCTGCTATCTCTGACTTTACTTCTGGTTCAGTGTTTGACGCAGCTAACTGGACGCTTCTCAGTCCTGGTGCTGTGCAAGATGTGGCAGCTCGAAACGACGGTGTAGCGATGGCGTTAACAACAACGCCAACTGCGGTTGGACCTTCGTTTACAATTCCGCAAAGCACGCAGCGTATTTGGCTTAAGTGCTCTGCTTGGATTGATGTGACAACGTCGGCTGCTGCCGCCCAAACAGGAACAGCCTCGGTTGCAATCATGGATGATCAAGGAACTCCAGCATTTATCTGTGGTGATGTGTGTTCGTTTGAGAACGGCAACACTACGGGTTATGCTCGGGCTTCGGGCCACGACTTTATTGATCCTAATACGCCATCTCGTGTGTACACGATGTATGCATATAAGAACAGTGCTACATCTTTCGCTGCTCAACTTTTGAATGGATCTGGTGGTTCGTTCTTCAAATCTTGGATGTCGTGGGGTTATGCCTAATGTCTTACTATGCAGAGGCTAAAGTAGGGCTTTATTCCCCTTCAGAACTTTCTGTACCGTTTGTGCCTCGAGGTCCTAGCAGTAGATATAGACCGTTTTTCTATGCTCATGGAGCAAACGGAAACGGTATGCAAGCCATGGACGGAGCAAGTCAGAAAGGTGTTACGAAAAACATCTCTGCTCTTGCTCACGCAGGTTTATATGGCTTGGCTGGAGATTTTGGTGGTCCACACACCTATGGAAACGACACCGGGTTGGCCGCCATGGAAGGTGCTGTTTCATACGCGCAAGGAACAGGGCTCTGTAAGACAGATAAAGTTATTCTCTTAGGCGCGTCAATGGGTGCCATGGAGTGTTTTCGATATGCGTTAGCTCACCCCACACTAGTTGCCGGTATTATTTGTTGGATTCCAGCAATTGACATCGAGGATTTTAGAACACGTAATGTTCTTAGTCTAAGAGATCAGATTAATACTGGAAACTCTGTCGCCGGTCAAGGTTGGGGGCTTCCCGCCGGCTCATACATCGGTGGTGCTGATCAAACTCCAGTTCCAACCAGAGGTAAACCTTTAGATCCAGCCAACATGGCCGTGCTTACGATGCCTATTCATTTGTTCTATAGTAGTGCAGACACGGCTTGCACGTCTGCTGCAGTAGACGCATATGCTTCTGGGCGGTCAAACGTGGTTAAGCATTTAGTTAGTACGAGTTTAAATCACACAGACGCTGCAATTCTTGCTGCTGACATCACAACTGTGGTAGAACTTTGTCTTTCTTGGGCTTGAGTTTCAACGAGAGTAGAAAGGAGAGTCATGTCCATCACTAATAATGATCTAACCATGACGTCTGGTAGGCCCCTATCTCAGATCATTCGAGTGGTGGATGCGAAACTCATTTGGCCTACACTCGTGGAGTTAGAGGTTCGAGCTCAGCTTCGAACTGGCAAGACTAGTAATGACGCATTGATTGCAAATCTGCATGACTACATGACTTGGGATTTCGACGATGATGATCTAGTCATCACCTGGACAATGACTGGTGAGCAGACAAGAGACCTCTACGCATTAACTTGGGGCGAGTTAAAGCGAGGATATTTTAACGTTGTTGTTTCTGACGTCGGAACCGAGGATGCTCGAGCATTAGTTGTGCCCACGGTTACTTTAAAGGCTGTATCGACGACAACGGCTGCTTCTGGTGATGCGTAATGAGCGAACAACTCGACGTTACTGTTCTGTTTGAAAATCCCCCGCCAATTGTAGTCGAGTTTACAGAGGATTCTTCTGAGACAACAGTCTTTGATTCAGACAATCCAGTAGACGTTGTTCTCGAAGAGCCATTGCCGCCAATCGTTGTTCAATTTCAAGAAACAGGATACGTGGGACCGACTGGACCGACCGGCCCCCCTGGGTCTACTGGTCCTGCAGGGCCTCAAGGGCCTCCTGGCGCCATTCTTTCAGCCGAAGGCGTTACGTACACTCAAGCTACAGCAGAAACAGTTTGGGAGTTCGCTAATCCTTTTGCTTATAGGCCTGACGTTGATACGTATGACAACGATGGTAACTTAATCTATGGCGAAGTGTCATTTCCGCCTGGACTCGTCAGAGTCGAACACTATTTTCCAATGACCGGTAGTCTTCGACTCCGATAGAGGGGCTTACTATGAACATTACTAGCATTGCTAAGTTTAACAAAATTCCATCTACAGGGTTTGTGCCGGAGTCTTCTGGCACAGCTCCATCTTCTCCCGTTAACGGTCAGCTTTGGATTGACACTTCGGTCACGCCGAAACTGATGAAGGTTTGGGACGGTTCGGCCTGGGCGCCCTGCAACCTTTACGGTGGTACGGGCGCAGCGAACTATACTGTTGGTAACGATGCTCGTCTGTCTGATCAGCGAGTTCCCACCGATGGTTCTGTCACCGGTGGTACTGCCGGCGCCGGCGTCAAAATCGCGGCAACTACAATTACACTTGCCAACTTAGCCGCATCGCTTACTGACGGTACGGCGGGTTCCAAGCAGGTTCGTTCTTTAGGTACTGGCGCGACCGACGCAGCTGCGGGCAACGACTCTCGACTTAGCGACACTCGCACCCCTTCGGCCAGCTCTATTGTGGATTCTATGGTTGCTGCCGGCGCTGCTATCGCAGAGTCTAAGCTTAACCTGGCATCAGACGCTGCGACTGGTACAGCTTCTAGGCGTACCCTGGGCTACAGCGGTCTTTCTGCTATGCCTGGTGTTGCTCGACTGGATCAGATTGCAGCGCCTACGGCTGCTGTTTCTATGAACAACAACCGTATTACTGGCGTGGCCCCGTCTTCAGCCGGTACAGATGCTGTTAACCGCAACGAGCTCGATGCGGCGCGTCAGGGTTATGCCGGTGCCAAGGATCCGGTTCGTGTTGTTGCTACAACCAACATTACAGTAGCAACCCCCGGCGCCAGCATTGATGGTGTTTCACTGTCTGCTGGCGATCGAGTTCTGCTTACAGCACAGACGACTACGCTTCAGAACGGCATTTACGTCTGGAATGGTTCTGCCACTCCAATGACTCGTTCTACAGACGCAGATGCTGCGCTCGAGATTCAGGACGGAACTACTGTCGCGGTTGCTGATGGAACAAAGGCCGGCAGCATCTATGTTCAGACAGCAGCTGTTGGCAGCAATGCACCTGGCGCCAGCGTATCAGAAGTCTGGACCCAGTTCTCAACGCCGTCGAGCCTTATTGGCACCGCTAACCGCATCTCGATTACGGGCAACCAGGTTGACATTGATGCTGCCTACGTTGGTCAGTCCAGCATCACTACGCTTGGTACGATTACGACTGGTGTTTGGAACGGCACCGATGTTGCCGTTGCCGATGGTGGTACGGGTTCTAGCACCGCTGCCGGCGCTCGTACGAACCTTGGTGCAGCGCAGGCTGGTTACTACAGCCTTCTTGGTGCTTTGACGGCTGGTACTCCGCTTACAGTTACTCATAGTCTTAATACGGAGCGATGTATCGCTCAGGTTCGTGATGCCACCACCGGCGAGTACGTTTATCCGACTATTATCGACGCCCCTTCAACGCTTAATACTCTTACGGTTACTGCGGACATTAACGTTTCGAATAACGCGTGGGAGATCATCGTCGTTCCGATCTAATTCTTCGCCTCCAAACGTTCTTGGCATTTCTGTTTTATCTATGAATTACTCAAGCAGTACCTATCGGCGCAAAAGGAGACCGAAATGCCAAGACTTGGCGGAGCAATAGACATGCCCCAGCAGAACGACCCGGGGACGCCAGTAGCGGGTCGTCAGATGCTATATTTCAAGAGTGATGGGTTTCTCTACAGCAAGAACCCTGCGGGAACGGTCGCCAAGATTGACACCGCTCCTACCAACTATGTAACGACCGATTCCACCCAGACCGGTTTAACCGGAGATAAAACTTCCAACGGAATTTGGAAGGCCGGTGTTTTTTCGACCGCGGGATTAACCGGCGCTACGGCAGCTGGTCGATGGGTGGGTTGTACTACTTCTGGGGCTCCGGCGTCTGGAACATTTCTTACAGGCGATTTTGTATTTGCGCAAAATGGGCACGTTTGGATTTGTACCGCTGGTGGTAGTCCTGGTACTTGGGTTGACGCTGGAAGTGCCGGTGCAGTTACTTCTGTGGCGGGTCGTACAGGTGCTGTAACGCTAAATGCCGCTGATATTGGTGCAGGAACGTTTCCCACAGGCGCCTTTATTCATCAGGCTGCCACCAGCGGCATCGGTCTGCAGATCAAAGCCGCGGCTACCACCCCCGGTGACATCCAGCAGTGGCAAAGCAGCGCCGGCACCGCCCTGGCGAAGGTGGATTCCGGCGGAGCAGTGTGGGGCGCAGGGCTGGTCGCACAAGCCGATGCCACAGCGTTCGCGCCGCAGTTGAACCTGCTGGATACCAAGACAGGTCAGGCCACGCCCAACAAGTACGTCCGCAGCAAGGGCGGCAACCTGGAGTTCGTCCAGTCCGCTGGTACCACGGTGATCGCCACTCTGACGGACGCGGGCGCGTTCAACACCGCCAGCAACCTGAGCGAGAACGGCAACCGAGTCTACTCCTCTGCCAACCCGCCGCCAAGCCTGTGGAAAGATCCGGTGCGAGCCGCATCCACAGCTAACGTGACCATCGCCTCTGCGTTGGTGAACGGGCTGGTGATGGATGGGGTAACACTAGCTACTGGCGATAGAGTGTTATTAAAGAATCAGACCAATCAGGCTGAAAATGGTATTTATGTGGTGGTTGCTTCTGGCGCCGCTTCCCGTGCACCAGATGCAGACACCGCCGCCAAGATCTGGGGGATGCACGTTCACGTCCTCGGCGGCACCATCGCCGGGGTGTGGGAGTGGTACAACACCAACATCACGCTCCCCACGTTGGGAACGACAAACCTCACGTTCATCCAGAACACTCTTACTGTTGCTGGTCGAAATGGTGCGGTCATACTCACCGCTGCCGACATCACAGCAGGGGCCTTTCCCGGTGCGGCGTACTCCCTCCCCGCTGGGCAGTTCATCATCCAGAGCGGAGCCTCCGGTACCGCGTCGTTGGTGACCAAGGCTCCGACCGGAACGGCCTCCGCAGAGAGCTCCCAGCAGTGGCAGACCTCCGGTGGCAGCACGGTCGCCTCGGTGGACGGCAATGGAGTGATAAACGCCGCAGATCACACAGTCGCCGGCGCATCGCTCCCGCGCGGCCGCGTCGCCAGTGCCAAAATCAGTAGTACATTCACCGCTGTCACTGCCAATACCGAAGTGATGGTGACGGGCCTCGCGGCGACGTTCACCTTTGTCACCGGTCGGCGTTACAAGATCACCGCGCGCGCGCAGTTCCAGAACCTCACGGCCACTCAGGGCACCGGGACGATGCGGGTGCGAATGGCGTCGGGCGCGTCGGTCACCACGGCGGGCGCGCAGATCGGCGCGGACCAGAACGCCTTCCCGGCGACCGCTGTATGGAGGATCGGCTTTAACTGTGTCATCGAGTTGGTGTGCGTAGCTTCCGGCGCCACTACTAGCCAGATCAACGCCGGGCAGAACACCGTTGGCATCAGCGCTCAGATCCCGACGGCCAACTCACTGGTCGAGGCGTCCACCGGCAACCTGCCGATCATCATGATCGAAGACATTGGTGTTTAAATGAGCAGTCATTCTCGTAAAATTAAAAGGAGAAAAAGAATGAGTGAGAGCCACGAGAACCAGAACGAAAATAAGCCCGTCCCCTCTCGGAACCCTTCACCAGAGAGCATTATCAACATGCTCAACTCTCGTCTGAATCAGAAGGCTCAGGAGATCCGAAATCTGGAAGATGGTGACGTGTATAAATCGGCTCTGCTCAATGACATAACTAATGAGAATGCTGCTTTAACTGCAGCTATGGACCAGATTGCTACTGAGAACCGAACTCTTCGCGAAAGGCTTGGAATTGATCCTCTCGGACCGATCGATTCGGTTGATGAGCTTAGTCCGACCGATCCGATTGATGAGCCCGCAAAGATTGATTAGTGTTTTTCACGTTCATCTTTTAGAAAGGAGGTGTCATGGAGGTCGACGAATTTCTAGAGCATCACGGCATTTTAGGAATGCGCTGGGGAGTGCGTAAAGGCGTAATCGGAGTTGAAGCATTAAACGGATCGCATCCAGGACATGCAGGAGCTTTGGTAGCTCCTGGAGTTAAATCTTTAACTGTAAAAGAGCAAAATAAAGTAAGAATTAAGACCACTAAAGTTGCTGATAATTTCCTTATTAAGCTTGATAAAGATAATGTAATTCCAGGATTTACGCAGGACTTTAGAGAAAAACATAATAAAAGCCAAGGACCTATAACTGGAAAGCTGAGAGATCAGTACGAAAAAGAATTCTCTGATAGGTTAATGCCTAGCTTAAAATCAGTATTACCTAGAGGTACTGATGGTTTTGTTAAGCTTCAGGATGATACTTTCCATCTGTTTGTAGGAGATCCAAAAACTATTAGAGAATTTAAGAATAAAGTTGTCCACGCGATGGATGAACTCGTGTTTCGAGTTATTCGAGATGAAGATGGATTTATCACCGCGCTAGAGCCTATGCAGATGATGCAGAACGATTCTGTCGCTGAGTTCTTAGAGCATTTTGGTGTTCGCGGTATGCACTGGGGTATTCGTCGGTCTAAGGCAGAACTTTCTCGAGGTTCTTCTGGAAGCTCCAGCGGAAAGCCGCCTTGGCAGAGTGCCCCTGTGCGTAAGCCTCCGCCTTCTATTGCCGGACACTCACCGCACACGCCACATGATCAAGTGGTTTATGAAGCATTGAAGGCTAAGGCTAGGGAACATGGCATTCATTCGCTGAGTAACGAAGAAATTCGTATACTTACTAATCGTGCCGAAACCCTTAGGAAAGCGTACACCGCATTTCCTAAAAAGCAGACCAAGAGCCAGAAACTTGGTAAGCGTGCCGGGAAAATTATTGATAATGTGCTTATTAACACCGGCGAACAGCTTCTTAAAGACGTTGTAAAGTTTAAGGGAGAAAACATCCTTATTGATAAGGGTAAACTTCCTCCTCGTAAAAAGAGAGTAGTTACGGAAACTTCCGTTAATTAGAAAGACAGAAGGGAGGGTTGGCGATGGGCCTGTCCAATAAAGCAGTACCAGTATATTATGGGCAGTTTCGAGATGCGGTTCTACGTGGCGATATTCCTGTAAACAGGGAAATTGCTATGGAGATGAATCGTATCGATGCGCTCATCGCCAACCCGAACATTTATTACGACGACATGGCTGTGGAAGGCTTTATTCTCTATTGCGAGAATGAGCTGACACTGACTGACGGAGGTGATCTGCATCTGCTCGACTCATTCAAGGTGTGGGCCGAGCAAATCTTCGGTTGGTACTACTTCGTTGAACGAAGTGTGTATGAACCGGGACCAGACAACCGAGGTGGTCATTTCGTCACTAAGACGATTAAGAAGCGTCTCACCACCAAACAATATTTAATTCTGGCACGAGGTGGCGCCAAGTCCATGTATGCTTCTTGCATTCAGGCATATTATTTGAACGTTGACACTGATACTACGCATCAGATCACCACAGCGCCCACGATGAAACAGGCCGACGAGGTTATGTCGCCGTTTCGAACAGCTATCGTCCGCGCGCGGGGTCCGCTATTCAAGTTCCTTACTGAAGGATCATTGCAAAACACTACTGGCTCTAAGGCTATGCGAGTGAAACTAGCCTCGACCAAGAAGGGCATCGAAAACTTTCTCACTGGAAGTATTCTCGAAGTCCGTCCAATGTCGATCAACAAACTTCAGGGCCTTCGACCGAAAGTTTCCACTATTGACGAGTGGCTCTCGGGAGATCTTCGAGAAGACGTTGTAGGCGCAGTTGAACAGGGTGCGTCGAAGCTGGACGATTACTTGATCGTGGCTATCTCTTCCGAGGGAACGGTTCGTAACGGATCTGGTGACACCATCAAGATGGAGCTCGCAGACATTCTTAAGGGCGACTATCTTGCTCCTCATATTTCGATCTGGCACTATAAGTTGGACGAACTAGAGGAGGTCGCTGATCCGGCGACTTGGCTAAAGGCTAACCCAAATCTGGGTAAGACTGTCAGTTACGAGACGTATCATCTAGACGTTGAGCGAGCGGAGAAAGCTCCTGCCTCTCGTAACGATATTTTAGCCAAGCGCTTTGGTATTCCCATGGAAGGCTACACGTACTTCTTCACGTACGAAGAAACACTTCCGCACCGTAAGCGAAATTTCTGGAACATGCCTTGTTCTCTAGGCGCAGACCTTTCGCAGGGCGATGACTTCTGTGCGTTTACTTTCTTGTTCCCACTTCCTCGTGGCGCATTTGGCATTAAGACTCGCAGCTATATCACCTCTTTGACTTTGCATAAACTTCCAGGTGCTATGCGAGCTAAGTATGAAGAGTTCATTCGAGAAGGAAGCCTTCATGTTCTTGAGGGCACGATTCTTGACATGATGGATGTCTATGAAGACCTCGATCGCTATATTGAGGCCGAAGCATATGACGTTCGTACTCTGGGATTCGACCCATACAACGCTAAACAATTTGTGGAACGCTGGGAAGCTGAGAACGGACCGTTTGGTATTGAGAAAGTTATTCAGGGCGCGAAGACCGAGTCTGTTCCTTTGGGTGAACTGAAGATTCTTGCTGCAGAACGACTTCTCTTGTTCGACCAGGAGTTGATGCAGTTTACCATGGGAAATGCAATAAGTCTTGAAGATACAAACGGAAACCGTAAGCTGCTTAAGAAACGAAACGACGAAAAGATTGACAACGTGGCGGCTTTGATGGACGCCTACATTGCATATAAGGCCAACAAGGAGGCGTTTGAGTAATGTTTCTCAACGAAACTAAACCGCCTCTGGAGGAGGCATTAGAACACTTCGGTGTCCGAGGTATGCATTGGGGTGTTCGTAAGAAGCGCGATAATCAAGACTATAATCAGGGAGATTATCGAGATACTTTTGACTTGTCTCCACCCAAGCCTAATAATCACACCGGCGCAAAAGTTGCTGCCGCCGGAGTTGTTGTTGTGGGTGCTGTAGCTACCGCCTACGTTCTTAAAAAGTATGGCTCAACTAGAATGCCTAGATCTGGTGTAAAGCTTCCAAAGTCGCCGTTTGCTGGTAAAACATTTACACCAAAGAATGTTGGCAATCCGCTTTGGACACGAACGCCTAAAGCACCAAAGGCGGCTCGAAGCTTTGTTGATGCCGGGTTCGGCAAAAACGGTGTCTTTAATGTGACAACTATGACTCGTGGCGCACAGACAGTAAACGATTTCGATGCCAAAGTTTGGGAAATGCCCGTAAAAGCTATTACTAGCGGTCGCTGATATGAAGAATGGAGGATAGCTTGTATACTGAATATGAGGATGAAGAATGGGCCCCAATTCAAGGCTATCCTAATTATGAAATTTCTAGTTTTGGAAGAGTTTACAATATTAGACATGCCCGTTTCAAAAAAGCTCGTATTCATGATGGTTATAAAGTAATTCTTCTTTACAACAACGGATTTTCAAAAAGTTTTTCAGTTCATAGATTAGTTGCGACGGCTTTCATTCCAAACATATGGGATGCTCCTGAAGTAAATCATATAGATGGCAATAAACGTAATAACCATGTTGATAACCTTGAATGGGTTACAACTAGTAAAAATCATTATCATGCCTATAGAATTGGTTTAAGAAATAAACCCAACAGCCCGGTTAAAATTATTGAAACAGGCGAGGTTTTTGAAAGCCAATTAGCCTGCGCGGAAGCAATTGGCGGAGATCAAGGTAGCATAAGTTCGTGTCTTTCTGGAAAAAGAAAAACTCATCGTGGGTTTACCTTTGAACATGTCGATCTAGATAGGAGGGGATAAAGTATGGCTGTATTTGGAACTTTAAAACACGCTTGGAATGCCTTCTTGAATCAGCCTGCACCAGATCCCATCCGTGGAGGTAGTTCACTTTCAGGTTATGGTGTGAGTTATCCCACCCGACCTGATCGAGCTGTTCGAAACATGTCGAACGAGCGATCCCTCATCTCCTCAATCTACACTAGACTGAGCATTGATGTTGCATCAATTGAATTGCGTCATGTTCGTTTAGATGATAACGGTCGATTTACTGAAGAGATTGACAGTGGCTTAAATTACTGTTTAACCACAGAAGCGAATCTCGATCAGGCAGCAAGCGCTTTTATTCAGGACATTGCATCGACGCTCTTCAACGAAGGTGTCGCTGCCATTGTTCCAGTGGATACCACGCTTGATCCTTCGAAGTCTGGCGGGTTCGACATCAAGACGCTTCGAGTCGGAACGATCGTACAGTGGCATCCTCAGAAAGTTCGAGTCAATTTGTACAACGAGCAGACCGGACGTCGCGAGGAGTTAACACTCGACAAAAAGCTTGTTGCCATCATCGAGAACCCGTTGTACTCGGTCATGAATGAGCCCAACTCAACTCTTCAGCGGCTCATTCGAAAGCTGAATATTCTTGATGCTATTGACGAACAGTCGGGTTCTGGAAAGCTTGACCTTATTATTCAGCTACCCTACGTGGTGAAGACCGAATCTCGCAAGGCTCAGGCCGCACAGCGCCGTCAAGACATCGAGGATCAGCTCAGAGGCAGCAAGTATGGTATTGCTTACGCTGACGGCACCGAAAAGATCACTCAGCTTAATCGACCTTCGGAGAACAATCTTCTTTCTCAGATTCAGTACTTAACTGAAATGCTATATTCTCAGCTTGGTATTACTAAGGATCTGATGGACGGCAAGGCCAGCGAAGAGATCATGCTCAACTACTACAATCGAACGGTCGAACCGATTGTTCGAGCTATTGTAGAAGGCATGCGTCGATCCTTCTTGACGAAGACTGCGCGTTCCCAGAAGCAGTCTATTCTATATTTCCGAGACCCGTTTAAGCTGGTTCCGGTTTCTCAGCTGGCAGAGATTTCCGACGTGTTTGCTCGTAACGAGGTTCTTTCCTCTAACGAGATTCGAGGACTTATCGGATTCAAACCCGATACGAACCCCAAGTCGGATCAGCTTATCAACAGCAACATGCCTGTTGATATGACTGGAGTTAATGCTCAGCAGCCAGCAATTGATACCTCCACGGCTCCTGCGGAGGATCCGGCTGTCACAGCGGGCTTTGACGATTTAACGGCCACCATTGACGCCATGCTTTCCGATATTTCATCGGTAACTGGTGGTGACAATGGACAAAGTTGAAGACGTCATTCTAAGTCACATGCTTTTAGCAAATCCTAGTGACTATGATCCAGTTAAAGCACACGAGTATTATCTTCGTACTCGAAAGCTTAAGGGACGTAGAATTGGCAGTCAGGTTGTTAAAACTGGCCGTAACACTTCTCATCGGATTCCTAAGCATACGATTGTACAGCCGGTTAACCCTAAAGTCAGAGCAATCACGCACCAGATGATGGTTTTGCAGGGGGCTTTAACTGAGCTTCGTAAAGCTTTAAAAGTTCTTATTGAGAAAGAAAAACAGGCAGCAGCAACGCATAAGAAAAAAAGTACTGCTTCTTCTGAAGATAAGAAAAAACAAGAAGATCGTAAACCACTTACCGCCACGCAAAAGAAAGATGCCGCTGAGCGTGCAAAAAAGAGTTACGAGAAAAACAAGAAACCCCACGTTCAGACGCGAGAAGAAATTCGAGCTAAAATTAAAGAGATTGAAACCAAGCTTGTAAAACTTAAGGCTGATTTGAAGAAAATCAGGCAACACAGCTTGGCTACGCCATCAAAGATAGGATCGGCTTCAGCCGGTCGTCCACCTGGCGGTTCTTAACTTGGGAACGACTAATCGGCTGACTCCGAAAGGATCTCTATGACTGAGGCCGAGGATTTCATCGAATCATTCCTTCAACACATGCTTCCATCAAACGATGGTGGTAGCGGCAGAAGCACTTACGATCCCATTAAGGCGCATCAATACTACATGCGTACTCGCCACTTAAAAGGGCGCAAAAAGGGTAAAGCACAGAACGCAAACCAGAACGACTATAAGTATACGGGCAAGGTCGATCCTAGAGCTTATCGCACGGCCGACGGATCGCCTTTACCTAAGCGTGGCAAGCGAATGGAAGAGGATCAAACGCCAGCCGTTTCGCCTAATGGTGCAAAGCTTGTAAGCTACGACGGTAAAGGTCTCGGTAAGGCCGTTTATTCAGACGGTCGTGTGTATGACCCTAAGGTTGGTTGGGTCAAAAGAAGTCCGCAAGAGCGAAAGGCTTTCGAAGCAACAAAGTCTCGAACGCGTCGAGTGCAGCAGGCTACAACCAAACTCACTCGTCTACGGGAGTCAATAAAGAGCATTAAAAATCCTAGTGTTCGAACTGAGATGCAACGAAGGCTTCGTGCTGCTGAAGCCAAGCTTAAGAAGCTTCAGTCATGAACGATACCATGATTTCCAGCTCCGTCGGAGCAGGGTTACTTACAACAAGTAGGAAGGACAGTCAAAATGGAAGCAGCTGACTTCAGCGGCTACGCCACTAAGGCTGGTCTCAAGTGCTCCGACGGTCGGACCATTACTGCTGAGGCATTCAAGCACATGGACGGTCTGACCGTTCCGCTTGTTTGGCAGCACGGTCACGACAAGCCGGACAACATCTTGGGCCACGGAATCCTGGAGGCACGTCCCGATGGGATGTACGTTCACGGATTTTTCAACAGCACCTCCCAGGGTGAGAACGCCAAGCTCCTCGTTCAGCACGGGGACATCAAGGCGCTCTCGATCTATGCAAACCAGCTCGTGGAGAAGAGCAAGAACGTTCTTCACGGCATGATCCGAGAGGTGAGTCTGGTTCTTTCGGGTGCTAATCCCGGAGCGGTTATTGAGCAGGTTCGTATTGCTCACAGCGATGGTGACATTGAAGTTCTTGAGGATGAGGCCATCATCTTCACGGACGCAGAGCTTGAGCACAGCAGCGATGCTGTGGAAGAGAATGATGCCGACCTGGAGGAGCTTGAGACTGAGCTCGCTGCGGTCGAGGAAGAGGTCGGTTCGACCGACGTTGAGCACGCAGAGGCTGACAACCCGGATGAGACTGTCCAGGATGTCTATGACTCGATGACCGACAAGCAGAAGGCTGTCGTTCACATGATGGTCGGAGCGGCCCTCGAGGACGCCGCCGTTCAGCACGGTTCTACCGACACCCCCGATAGCGAGACTAACGACGAGGGCGACCTCAGCCACCAGGAAGGAAACGAAGACATGGGTAACGTGTTCGAGAGCAACGGCACGGGTAAGGCATCGGAGGGCATTAAGCTGGAGCACAGCGATGTGCAGCAGATTGTTGCCAACGCTAAGGAGCTCGGCTCCTTCAAGAGTGCAGTCGAGCAGTATGCTCTTCAGCACGGCATTGAGAACATCGAGCTTCTGTTCCCGGAGGCTACTCTCGCCGGCAACCTGGATGTTCTGCAGCGCCGCAACGAGTGGGTTGCGAATGTCATGGACACGGTTAAGAAGTCCCCGTTCTCCCGCATCAAGTCGATTGGTGCTGACATCACGGCCGACGAGGCTCGTGCGCGGGGTTATGTCCGTGGTAACCTGAAGAAGGAGGAGATCATCAAGCTCCTCCGTCGAGTTACGACTCCGACCACGATCTACAAGAAGCAGAAGCTGGACCGCGACGACATCGTCGACATCACCGAGCTTGACGTGGTTGCTTGGCTCAAGGCCGAGATGCGCGTTATGCTTGAGGAGGAGCTTGCGAGCGCCCTTCTCATCGGTGACGGTCGCGAGCCTGACGACGCGGACAAGATTGACGAGGAGAAGCTTCGTCCTGTCGCTTACGACAACGAGGTTTACTCGCACCCCGTTACTCTTGCGGCCAACCACTCTGCTGACGCTCTTGTCGAGTCGGTTCTGAGGGCCCGTAAGCACTACAAGGGTACTGGTCAGCCCACGTTCTACACCACGGATGACGTCCTCACCGACATGCTGCTGGTTAAGGACAAGATGCAGCGTCGGCTCTACAACACCGAGGCTGAGCTGGCCGCGGCGATGCGAGTCAAGGAGCTTGTGGTCGTCGAGACCATGGAGCGTGCTCCTGAGATTCTCGGCATCATTGTGAACCTTGCGGACTACACTCTTGGTGCGGACCGCGGTGGTGCTGTTGCAATGTTCGAGGACTTCGACATCGACTACAACCAGCAGAAGTACCTGATTGAGACGCGTGTCTCGGGTGCCCTGACGAAGTTCAAGTCGGCCGTTGTTATCAAGCAGGCCACGGGTACGACTGTGGTTGCGACTGCGCCGACCTTCGATGAGGAGACGAACACGATCACGATCCCGACCGTGACGGGTGTTCAGTACTACGACGTCACTGACCCGACGAACGACGTTCTGCTGTCTTCGGGTGACACGGTTATCACGCGCACCACCGATGTGGAGGCTCGCCCGAGTACTGGTTACTCGTTCGCGCATGGTTCGGATAACGACTGGGTCTTCGCGTACACCAGCTAACAGGCAGGATTTAGCATGGCAAAGTTCTTCGGCAAGATCGGTTATGGCATTTCGACGCAGACGTCGCCGGGGGTGTGGGAGGACGTCATTGTCGAGAAGCCCTACTTCGGCAATGTCATTCGAAACTCTCGCGGCGTTCGAGAAGCCGAGAAAGTCAACAACGATCTGACTGTAGGCAACTCTATTAGTATTGTTGCCGACGCATATGCCAACGAACATTTCTTTGCCATTCGCTACGTTGAGTGGGCGGGGGCTCTCTGGATCGTCGATGATGTCGTCGTAGAGAGTCCCCGCCTCACCCTTAGGCTTGGAGGTGTATACAATGGGCCAAAGGCTGCAGCTTCATGATCTTCTAGTTCATATTCTTGGAACAGAAGATGATCCCGCAGATCATTCCCGTGTATATTTCCAGCCGCCCGCCAATGTGCAAATGGAGTTTCCCTGCATCACGTATCAATGGGATTCTTCACAGACATTGTTCGCTGGTAATCACCCATATCGTTTAACCAGGCGCTATCAGGTTACGTACATTGATCTTAATCCAGATAGCGATATTCCAGAAAAGATCGCTGCGTTGCCTATGTGCACGCATGACAGGTCCTTTCCGGCTGGAAATGTTAACCATTACGTCTTCACACTTTACTTCTGAAGGGAAGTAGCATGACTCGTCTCGATTGGGACAAGGTCGGTGAGCGGTTCTACGAGACCGGCGTCGATCACGGTGTCCTTTACATTCCAACGGAACTGGGTGTCTATGATTCGGGTGTTGCTTGGAACGGTCTCACGACCGTTACTGAGACGCCTTCTGGCGCCGAGTCCAACCCTCAGTTCGCAGACAACGTTAAGTACCTGAACCTCATCTCTGCCGAGGAGTTCGGCGCGACGATTGAGGCCTTCACGTATCCGGTGGAGTTTGCTCAGTTCGACGGTTCGGTTCTCGTCAGTGCGGGTGTTGTTCTCGGACAGCAGAATCGTCGCATGTTCGGCCTGTCGTATCGGACTCGTATCGGTAACGACGTTTCCGGTGCCGATCTGGGCTACAAGCTTCACCTGGTGTACGGATGCCAGGCTGCTCCCTCGGAGCGGGCGTACACCACGATCAACGACTCGCCGGAGGCTCTTGCCTTTAGCTGGGAGCTGACGACCACTCCGGTGGCTGTTACGGGTTACAAGCCCACGGCTCTGGTTACGATCGACAGCACTAAGGAAGATCCGACCAACATGGCGGCTCTGGAGGATGCTCTTTATGGCACCGTTGGTGCCGACCCGAGGCTTCCTCTGCCGGACGAGGTAATTGCGATGTTCACCGGATCTATTACTACGGTCGCCACACAGGCGCCGTCGTACAACGCCTCGACGGACATTATCACAATTCCATCGGTTGCTGGTGTTGTCTACCAGGTGGATGGCGTGACTGTTCCGGCTGGTGCGTTTGGTCCGATCACCGAGGACACGGTCGTTACGGCTGTTCCGGCTGCTGGTTACCGGTTCACCAACACGTCCGACACCGACTGGACGATCAACTTCAGTTAATCAAAATTGGATCGGAGGCCAGAGAGTGCTCACTATTATTGTGCCGATTGGCGAAGAGTCTTATAACGAAGAGACTCAGGAATTCGTTAATTCGGAAGAGTTTACGTTAGAACTTGAGCACTCTCTGGTCTCCCTTTCAAAATGGGAATCTTTCTGGGAGAAACCCTTCTTAGGGTCCAGTGAGAAAACCTCTGAAGAAATTTTGGGGTATATTAAAGACATGACGTTGACCCCCAACGTTCCTCCAGAGGTTTACCAGAGACTCACAAAAACCAACTTCACCGAAATCAACAACTACATCAACGCTAAGATGACGGCGACGTGGTTTCGAGAGACCGGTCCATCACGAAGAACCGGCGAAGCAATTACAGCTGAACTCATTTATTATTGGATGGTGGCATTAACTATTCCATTTGAGTGTCAATATTGGCATTTAAATCGTTTGCTAACGCTTGTCAGAGTGTGTAATGAAAAGAACTCGCCGTCCAAGAAGATGAATCGAAGAGAAGCTGCCGCTGAGCGACACAGACTTAACGAACAGCGAAGGGCCCAATACGGAACTCGTGGATGAGAGGAGCCGTACGTGATTAGCGTTTCAAGTAGTGGCTCCACCCAGAAAACAGAGGACTTTCTTCGTCGAGCGCAGAAGCTCGATGTAAGAAGCATCTTAAATGCCGCTGGAAGTCGAGGCGTTGCGGCCTTATCTGCGGCTACTCCACGAGACTCTGGTTTGGCTGCTAGCTCATGGGATTATACAGTTAAATCAACACGAGCTGGTTTCAGTATTATTTGGACCAACAGTGATGTTGAGAACGGATTTCCAGTTGCAGTGATGCTCCAGTATGGCTATGCAACTGGGTCCGGAGGATACGTCGCCGGTCGAGACTACATCAATCCAGCTATGCGACCCGTTATGGATCAAATTGCTGCTGACGTTTGGAGGGCGGTGACTAATGGCTAATGTTGACCAGCGCGTAGTTGAAATGAAGTTTGACAATGGCGCTTTTGAGCGCGGTGTTTCCACCACCCTCTCGACGCTTGACAAACTCAAGAGTAAGCTAAATTTCGGCGGAGCAGTTCAGGGTCTCAATAGTCTAAACACTGCCGCCAGCAGAGTAGATCTTTCAAATATTAGTCACAACGTTGAAGGAATTTCTGCTAAGTTTGGTGCGATGGAAGTTGCTGGCGTTACTGCCCTTGCAACACTTGCTAACAAAGCAGTTAACACCGGTCTTAATATTGCTAAATCTCTTACTATTGGTCCTCTTGGCCAGGGTTTCTCGGACTACAACGCTAAGTTGACTTCTGTTCAGACAGTTATGAACAGCACTGGGAAAAGTAGTGCTGTCGTTGGTAAGTATTTCAACGTCCTTGATGACTATGCTGATGATACCATTTTCCGCATGTCCGATATGACTTCGGCTTTCGCCAAGTTTACCAATGCTGGTATCGATCTGAAGACTGCTGTTCCGGCTATTAAGGGTATTGGTAACCTCACTGCGTTAGCTGGTCAGGGTGCTGAGCAGGCAAGTATTGCATATTACAACCTGTCGCAGAGCCTTGCTGGTGGATTCTTAAGTCGAATCGACTTTAAGTCTCTTGAGTTGGCTAACATTGCCACTAAGGGATTCAAGACTGAGCTTATTAATGCAGCAATGGCTGCTGGTGATCTTAAAAAGATTGGTAAAAATCTTTATTCGATCCCTGGATCAAAAAAGACGTTTACTGCTCAGTCTCTGTTCACCGAAGGTCTTCAGGAACAGTTTATTAAGTCGAACACTCTTATCAAGGTTCTTGATAAGTATGGCGACACAACGACGGCTCTTGGTCAAAAGGCTCAGCATGCGGCGCAGGACGTTCGCAGCTTGCCTATGATGATGGACACCCTGAAGGCTTCTGTTGGAACTCAGTTTACTAAGACGTTCGAACTGCTGTTCGGCGACGTGGGCGAGTCAACGCAATTATTCACTGGACTTTCAATCGCCATTCAGGGAATTATTTTACCGTCCGGCAAAGCACGAAATGCGCTTCTTCAAACCTGGAAGGGGTTCGGCGGTCGAACCGTTCTTATCGAAGGTATTACAAATGCGTGGTGGGCCTTAAAGGATGTTCTGGGTCCCGTCGCTAAGGCTTTCAGAGAAGTGTTTCCCCGAACAACAGCACAGCAGCTTTTCGACATGACGGAAAAGTTCCGTGATTTTACTGCGGGGCTACGTCTTGGTAAAGATACGATGGAGAACTTACATCGGACGTTCCGAGGCGTCTTCTCCATTATCAAAATCTTTACCACAATTCTTGGACAAACAGCTAAGGGCGTCTTTAGCATCTTCGGTATCCTGACTACGGGAGCAGGCGGTACTGCTTCTAGTATTCTTGAGATCACAGCAAAACTTGGAGATTTCGCTACGTCACTTCAGAAGTGGCTTGACAAAACTCAGGCGATTCAAAAGTTCTTTGCTGTGTTTCTTTCGCCGCTCAAACTTCTTAAGCCTATTATTGGTATCTTAATACAGGTATCAGCGGCTTTCGCTGACTTACTTACAGGAAATCTTGATGGATTCCACAAACGGCTCGAAGGGGTGGGCAACGCCTTCAAAGATCTGTTTGTTGGAATTCTTGGGCGCTATCGAGACTTTGCCGCTCTACTTAGCGAGGGCTTTGCCAAAATAGGAGGGTTTTTCAGTGGTGTAGCAGATCGGGCGAAGCAGAGTGGCGGCGCCATTGGAGACATTGCCAACGTTATCTCCAAGGTAGCCAATGCTATTTCTCGGTTTACTGGAACCGTCAGTGTATTCCTTTCAGGATTAATCGATTATCTTTCTGGTACTACACTGCAGGGTCAGCAATTCCTTGATCGCTTCGGTTCGGGCAATCTTGCTAAGGTTCTGAAGGTTATTGATGACCTTCGGAACGGCTTCGCAAGTCTGATGCACAGCATGAATCTTTCTTCTGTCTTTGCCAATTTTAAGGCCATGGGAGAAAAGCTTGGTAAGCCGCTCATCGATGGCCTCACCAAGGGTCTCCAAGAATCTGATGTCGTAAACTCTATCGTCAATGTAGGCAAGCGTCTTCTTAATGCTTTTAAGGACTTCTTTGGCATTCATTCGCCGTCTACGGTGTTTGCTGACCTTGGACGAAACCTCATTGAGGGTCTTGTCGTTGGTATTGTCGCGGCTTTAAGTTTCCTTAAGAATGCCGCCGTAGCTATTGGCAAGGGTGCTATAGAACTTATAAGTGCGCTCTTTACAGGACTTGTTAATGCGATCGAGGGTGCAGACGCTAACACTCTTACGGCCGCTTTCGATGCTATTTTAGTAGGTAGCATTTTCTTGGTCTTCCGAAGGTTGATGAAGAATCTTTCTGGTTTATTTAATCAGACTACAAAGATGGTTGGGACCATTTCTGGAACGTTCAGCCAGTTAACGAGCAGTATTAAGACTATGCAAAACAACGTCCGAGCAGATACTCTTATGAAGATTGCAATTTCTTTGGGTATTCTTACTGCTGCTTTGTTTGTTCTAACTAAACTAGACCCCAAGAGACTTACTTCAGCATTAGTTGCTATGGGTGTTATGTTTGCGCAGTTAGCTACAACTATGGCTATCGTTATGGTTTCTGCTGAGAAATCTGGAGCTGGAACTGGTAAAATCTTAGCTCTTGGTACCGCCATGGTTGGAATGGCGTCTGCCGTTCTTATTCTTTCTGGAGCCGTCAAGGTCCTTGGTAGTATGAAACCTGAGCAATTAGCAAGAGGCCTCGGTTCTGTCGCCGCGCTTCTAGGTGGATTAGTTCTTGCAGCAAAGGGCATGGAAGGCGCACTCAAGGGCGCAGCCGCCATGCTTATTATGGCTTCGGCTCTTGCTGTCTTACTTCCTGTCATTCTTCTTCTGGGTGTTATTCCGTATGAGAATCTTGCCAAGGGCCTTGGTACTTTAGCCATTGCTTTGGGGCTTCTTGCTGGAGCAGC